TAAATTATGTTACCTGTAGCCAGAATGTCAGATATGGGACTTGGAATTGATGGCTGTCACAGCGGCGATGACAAAGTCGGTGTGACTGGGATAATAATCCAGGGCGCAGCCTCAGTGATGGCAAATGGACTTCCTGTAGCGCGGATGGGCGATATCGTTATGAGAAGCGACGGCCACAGCGGTATAATAATCCAGGGCGCTGCCACGGTAATTGTGAATGGACTTCCTGTAGCGCGGATGGGTGATGAATTTACTGGATGCTTCACCGGGATAATTATCGGTGGCTCACCAAATGTAATGATTGGGGGATAATATGACAGCAGCCCAGGATCTTCGAGATTTGGTTGATGGATATACCGTAATGGTATCGAATCTGGATATTATGCTGACCAATATAGATGAGGGTTTGGCCGCGTTAAACGCCGAAATTTCAACGATAACCGATGGTGCTATGGCTGGTGCAATGTCATCACATTTAGCGCGGCTTGAGGCCAAACGTGCGGCCCTTGGGTATATTTCGGTGACCACTTGGGGAACTTACGGAACCGATAATATTGCAAACGATTGGGGGATTTGGGGATACGATGAAAATCCCTGGACCGGCGACATATCAAGGCTCGGTAACAATTCTTTCAGGCACGATGGAATGAGTTTTCCATTATATGATGCGGGTAGAGCTATAATATGCAATGGTGTCCCGAGAGTCGTGGCCAGTGTAATTTACATTGCTCCGATACCTGGACCCGATCCACCTGCTGCTTCTGGTTCGATAACTGTTACTCTCGAGGCCGGGACAGCGTTGCCGAGTCCATTAAACAGTATTTATAATTCATCCGTCCGATATAATTATTCTGGCGGCGAGTGGGATTCGGATGCCGGGATTATTGCCGACCAATATGCTTTCGCTTTGGGATATGATCAAATAAATGCTCCCATCACTCTTGACGGGACATACGGATTAATCGCTCGAACCGCTAATATATCAACCGGGCGAGCTGTGCAGGTTTTAAACAGGGACAAATACCAAGAATACGTCACATATTATGAACCATATGCGGCTTCGTAAATAGTGTCAAAGGGTAAGATATGCCGATTTATTCAGATATTTCATACGATTTAACAATTGATGAGTTTGGAGATCTTGAATTACTGGAGGATACCGATTCCATTAAGCAATCTCTGCAGACCATTATTTTGACGAAAATAGGGACTAAAACAAAGTTTCAGAATCCTATTTTTGGATCGGCAGTTGCGGATTTACTATTTGAAAAAATGAATCCATTTGTGATGTCCAATTTAGAAGAGGAAGTTCTTTTTGCAATAGAAAATTGGGAACCAAGAGTTAAGGTCGATGAAATCCAGATCGATACCGACTCCATTCACCATACAATAAAAGCTTCGATTCGATATACCATCGTCAGCTTAAATATCACAGAATCAATAACGATCAATTTATCAGTTTTGTCATAAGGATTAATTATGGCCGATATTAAAGAATTTTATAATCTTGACTTCGACGATTTAAAAGACCAATTTAAAGAGTTTATTTCAAGCCAGACAGAGTTTCTCGATTACAACTTTGAGGGCGCGGCGCTGTCGCAGTTACTCGACATTTTCACGTTTTCCATTCAATACCAGCAAATGTATCTGAATATGTCGACTAACGAATTATTTCTGAGCACTGCGCAGATAGATACCAATATCTTCAAGCTTGCAAATACTTTAAATTATATTCCAAAACGCAAATCAGCGGCATATATCTGGACCGGGCTTCAGAGAAATAATGATATCCTAAACGGTGAGGAATGGACTGGTGCCGGGGATGTTGTTCAACCGGACCCTCCCGAAGATTGGGAGTTGGCAACCGGCATCGTGGCCGGTGAATATACTGTCGTGGATGATAGCGACAACGAGAGTGCTCACGACGGAGCAACTTCAGTTTTGAAAATCTATCAGGATTCTGCTAATGCGAAATTAATCACCCAGTCTTTTGCGACTCAGATTGGTAAAAATTACACTTTCACAGTCAGATATAGAACTGGCGCGGCCCAAGCTGCACGGTTATTAATCGGATATTCCGATGATATGAGTGGTGAGCATCACGACAGTACTTTTTCTTCTGCTGTAGCCGGGGAATGGTACTTGAAAACAGTTAATTTTACCGCATCAAACGCTCTGACCTACTTCACCCTGGGCGGAGTTGATGCTGCTGGTGAATCCGTATATTTTGATGAGTGTCGACTGACGCGGAACCTTTCGATTACAATAAATAAATTTTCCAAGTTTACAATGGGATCGTTGAATTTGACCAATTTTGAGGATATCATCATCAACGATAATGAAATTCATCAGGTCCGATTATATGAAGGCGACGTCATCGAGCAAATATGGGTGGCTTCCGGTGGCAACTTTCAAGAATACACCCTGGATTACCGGGATGAAGTAGATAACGATGCATTGAACATTTTTGTGGATTCGCCGGACGGACTTGGCGACTTTGTATCATCCACGACTCCCTGGATAAATGTCAATACTGAAACATTTGAGTTAAATGATGCCGGGTTTTATATCAACCATTTTGAAGATTTTACGATTAAGTTTGGGGACTCTCAGCGTTTTCAGGTTCCATTGGTAAATGATCGAATCCGGATTATTTATGTTAAAACGGCCGGGGATGAGGTCAATGGTAATGTGGCAACGATAAGCATCGCTGAAACAGTGACTTATCACGACGAACTCACGACGGCCGTCTCAGGCATTTTACAAAACGGCACAGCACAAGAGAGCATCGATTCCATCCGGCAAAATGCTCCCCTATTTTATACCACTCAAAACCGGGCGGTTACCCAGGATGACCACAATATCCTAATCAAAAGATATTCCAAATATGAAGCCTTTTTTGATGCCTTTTTATGGGGTGGCGAACTCGAATATGTCGAAGAAGTTTTGGATGGTGCGGCTTATGTCAGGCGACTGGTCGAGTATTGGCCGACAAAAGAATACCCTTACATCGATGTTGGGCACGTTTATTGCACAGCGATAAACGAGGATTTTTCATATCTCGATGATACCGAAATATCGGACATAATCGATTTTTTGAATATCACAAAAAATGTGGCCATATTTTATCGATTTTTACAACCACAGATTATCCATATCTCCCCGACCGTCAATGTTACTCACGGAAGTATTTTAAATCTGAGCACGGAGAGTATCGCCAATCAAATCGATACATATTTGAATACTTACCAAGAAGGATTTAACAAAGTGTTCCATTTATCAAATCTGATCAAATATGTTGATGCGATAAATGAAGTCATCGATACCTCGATCACTTTTACATCCCGCGTTACGGTGAAGGATGCCGGGTATGTGGCCGTCAGGCTTTGGAATGAGATAGTGCCGGGGTCAGTGAGCGGCCTCATCAATGGAAGTATGCTGACTGATAGCGCAGGGGTTTTGTTATGGGATGGAAATATCGTCGGTTCAATATCCTATACCGGGGATGTCCTGTCTGGAAGAACGGGCGGACACCTGATTATAAATCAAGACGATAATGTTTCATTTGGTTTGGCCGCAGATAGCACATATGATTTGAATTTCACTTATGCCAGCAATCGAACAGTCGAATTGAACCGAGAGAGTTTTATGAAATTTGACCCAATTGTTTTGAATGCTGTGGTATATACGGAGACCGATTAATGCCCGTTTTGCTCAATGAATATAAAAAGATACAGTACCTTGTAGATTCTCTGGTATTGCCATTTATCAAAAATAATCATCCGAAATGGCGTGAATTGATTTTGACATACCTGAAATTTTTGGATAATAATGCTTTATTCAAATCGATGAAGATCACCGATAATGTCGATATTAATGAGATGTATACCGAGCTGTTGGATGATTTTCTTGAACTCTATTTCAAGGATGTCATCGATGTAGATAAGTTCGGACTAAACGATGACAACAAGCGGCTGTTTATTTCGCTGTCAAAGCTGATTGGGAACCTAAAAGCAACCAAGACCTCGTTTGGGTTTTTCTTTAATTCGTTCTCTGATTTCTCAATCCCATCCGATTCCGGTGATATAGGCATCACCGATATGGCCATTGAACTAAAAGAGATGCCGGAATGGTGGTTGCTGAATAATTTCCCGACTCGACCATATACCTATGTTTTTAAAATAGACACTCCCGAAATGTCTAATTTAAAAGAACTTATTAAGCAGGTTCACCCGGCCGGTTGGCTACAGTTATTTCTCTTCGAAACTGAATTTGAAGACTTTATGAACGGACACGATTGTTTTGAGTTGGATATCCATTATGGCATCCTTTATAATGGAAAATGGAATTATGACGGCACGATGGATATTTTGGGCACTCAATATCCAACGTTTTATAATGGTGGATACACTTTCGCCGATGATATCAATTGTGCACCAAGGCCCAAGAGCTTCGCCTCAACATCCTATATGGATTATGAGGTGCGTTCTTCATTTGGCTCGGAATGGTTCTCTCCTGTTTTGATGTCGGATTTTGGTTCTATTGGTAACCAAGGATCAATAGCAATAGATAAAAATTATAATTTGTATAATCATAATCTCACATTGGGCGAAGTATACAAGATGGACGGCATAACGAGTCGTCACCTGGAGACAATAGGATATCCTGAAGGATATGAGTCTTGGCTTTTTCAGAGTATGACCTGGAATAATACCACAAACCGGTTATGCGTGGTAATGCGGGACGACAAAACCAATATTCATTGGATAGAACTTGTCGGATTTACAACCGAAATAGCCTTAGATATTCATCTTGAATATATCGGGTCCGGCGTCTTCACACAAGATGTAACTCAATTGCAGTATGACGCTCAACGAGATCTGCTTGTCGGTATTGGCACTGGATATTCTGGCTCATATCATAATTACATAATAACATATAATTATGACGGCTCATTATACGAAGGTGGATGGCACGGTAAATTGCTCACTTACACGAATCAACTGAAATATTGTATTTTGGATGTAGCAGATAGAAAAATTTATGTTGTTGATGCATATGTTGATGATAATAAATTACTTGAATATGATTATTTGGCATATGCCGGGACTGGTGGCGCATCTAAACTCGGCGAGATTCAATTCAATACTCGGTCAATTGGTGAATATGGTATTGCACTCGATCCAAACGGTGATATGTGGATGGCCGGACAGATGTCAAGTAATCCATATGATAATTTAATAAGCAGATATATAAAAATATCTAATACTCCGAATCCAGGCGTTCCACTTTCGTTTGCTTCGAAAGCGGAACCGGCATATCTCAACCATCCTGAAGTTCCAGGGATTGTAACGGATATAACGGACCCGGCCATTGATGTGAGGGGTGCTCCTGGAGAATTAATATTTATAGACCAAGACAATCAAGCAGGTGATTTTGAGGGTGTAACGGCACATGGGGATTTCATTTATGCTGCTGGCGGTGCCTATGGCCTAAGAAGTTTTAGCGTAGACGTGGCCGGTGTTTTAACTCATATCGATGTTGACGACCAGGGCGGAGATTATAAGAGTGTTTGGGCGGGTGTGACGGGAGCAGGACCAATTTTAGTTTTTGCTACAGATTCTTGGAGCTTTGGTAGTGGATTAATGACCTACTCTGTCGACGGCAGCGGGAATTTAACTTTTTTGGATAATGACCACCAGGGCACCGATGGTTACCGGGGTGTATGGGGCGACGGAACATTCATCTATGCTGCCTGTAAGGACAACGGCCTGAGAAGTTATAGCGTGGATGGTGCCGGCCTTTTAACTTACATTGATACCGATTATCAGGCTGGCGATGATGGAGATTATGTCGATGTTTGGGGCGACGGGAATTTCATTTATGTTGCCAGTGACCTGATGGGACTGAGAACTTATTCTGTTGATGGTGCCGGGATTTTAACACATATCGATACAGATATGCAAGGTTCTGGTGGTTACATGGGTGTTTGGGGCGACGGGAATTTCATTTATGTTGCGACTTATAACCAGGGTCTGAGAAGTTATAGCGTCGACGGTGCCGGGAATTTAACTTATATCGATACTACTTACCAGAGCGGCCTTTATTATAGTGTTTGGGGCGACGGAACATTCATCTATGCTGCCTGTCGATTTGACGGAATCAGAAGTTTTAGTGTAGATGAATCCGGTCACTTTACTTATATCGATACAGATAAGCAAGGTTCTGCTGGATATTTGGATGTTTGGGGCGACGGAATATTCATCTATGCTGCCTGTGATTTTGAGGGACTTAGAAGCTATGGTGTTACTCGTGAAAAGGGAAATTTTGCATCCACGGCCAATATCGTCAGCGATATAACGGACCCGGCAATCACAGTTGGTAACTTCGAATTTTTAGATCAAGATAATCAAGGTACTGCTGCTTATTTGGATGTTTGGGGCGACGGGAATTTCATTTATACTGCTTGCCATTTAGAGGGTCTCAGGAGTTATTCCGTAAATGAATCTGGAATTTTAACACATATTGATAGCAATGTGGCATATCCTGGTGATTCTTATTCTGCAGTTTGGTGTGACGCGAATTTCATTTATGCCGCCACTGGTGATTATCTTATAAGTTATTCAGTTGATGGTTCTGGTTATTTAACTGTAGAAGATAGCGTTACTGCTCTTTTTACTGGTTACAAAGATGTTTGTGGTGATGGGAGTTTCATTTTTACTGCTAACATGGGAACTACATATGGACTTAGAAGTCACACTGTAGACGGTGCTGGAGAAATAACATTTAAAAATAATCTTCAGGCCGGTGCTGGTATCGGTATTTGGTGCGACGGGAATTTCATCTATGTTGTTGGTACAAATGGAATCAGAAGTTTTACCGTCGACGGTAATGGAGACTTGACACATAAAGATTCAGATAATCAAGGTGGGGGCGTTTATCGTAGTGTTTGGGGTGACGGGAATTTCATTTATGTCATTTGTGATGATGGAGTTAGAACTTATAGTGTCGATGGCATCGGGAATTTAACACATATAGTTTTTAATTTGGATGGTGCCGGTAGTGGTTCTGAAAAAGGTATTTGGGGCGACGGGAATTTAATCTATATCGGTACTGGTTCTAATGGAATCAGAAGTTTTACAGTCGACGGTGCTGGAAACTTAACACTCTTAGATTCAGATGATTCCTATGGTAATAATTATAGAGGTGTTTGGGGCGACGGAACTTTCATTTATGCCTGTGCCGATGGTCTTATAAGTTATAAAATAATATAGGAAATTATGAAAATTAACGGCAGATTACAACTCGATATTTTCAAGACTATTGACGGAAAAAAGGTCAAAGTTGGCGAGATAGATGAAGCCAATTTGATTACTTTATCCGGCAAACAGGTTATGGCATATCTAATGGCCGGGGAACCGGGCAATCATAAAATCTCAAAATTTGGGGTTGGTGAGGGCGATGTATTTCCTGATGATTATGATACCGGGCTAACAAATGCTTTTATCAGGCCAACAACCGGGTATTATTTTCTTGGTGACGGCACTGTTGTGTCTTGGGAAGTTGCCCTCGAAGCACATGAAGCAGTCGGATATGTCATAACTGAGTTTGGATTATATTCCGAGGATGAACAGCTTTTTGCCAGAAAAATTCGAACTCCCGGTATAATAAGCGATTCCTCACTTAGTTTGGTTGGTGCCTGGACTATATGGTTAATGGAATGCAAGAAAACAACATTTTTCTCATATGTCACATTCGATTTCAATATAACCGACCCGGTATTTGACCGGACAAACGAGGTTAGTATAACTCCGGCCATTGAGCACAGTATTACTTCATCGGGTAACGCTGAGCGCGTCCTGGCGGCACAGGCCGATATTATCGCTGACATCACATCGTCAAGTAATACTCCACGTGAGTTTGTATCGACGGCCGATATTGAATCGGATATAAATGACCTGACGATTGATTTTACCAATGTGGAAAGAAGATTCTCAGTCGCCGTGAATTACTTCTACCAAATGGGCAATACGACCTTGATATTTAATTGGGGCGATTTTATGTCCCAGGCTGATATTGAATCTGATATAACTGACCCATCGATATTTAATTTGGGTGATTTTGTGACCCAGGCAGATATTCTATGGGATATTAATTCGGCACGGGCGGCTTTTCTGGCAATCAATGACGCAGGTGACGTCTTATTGATAAACGATACAGACGATAAATTGGAGATATCACCCGATCCCACTGACGTATAATAATCTAAAAGGTAAATAAGGATAAGTAATGAAATTTTTTGATCAGGCCAAAATGGACGGCACTTTGAGACTAAAAGTCTATCGGCTTGTCGATGGCGAAAAAATTCTGATCAGCACTTATGATGACAGCAATTTGATAACCATTTCCGGTTTGCAGTTAATCACATATTTATTGGTCGGGCACCCCGGCAACAATAGAATTTCAAAAGTTGGGGTTGGGGATGGTACGAATCCCACTCATAAAACGGATATCGGGCTAACGAATGCGTTTATAAAACCAATCGATACATATTCGTATATCAAAAATAATGTCATCGAATATACAATTTCAATGGATACAGGCGATGCAAATGGGCTATTTATATCTGAGTTTGGTTTATATTCAGGGGATGAAGTCCTTTTTTCGCGTCGCTTGCAGAGTCCAGTAATACCAAAAGAGTCGGATATTATTATTGAAGGCACCTGGACCGTATCTATTTTTCAATGCAAAGAACACGAATTTGCATCAACAACCGAAATCAAATATATTATTGATTCTGATCTTACGAGGTAAAAATGGCTGATAATAATGAAGTTTCACAATGGGAACCGGGTATTTATCAAATTGAGACCACTGACGAAATTATGGGCGGCGTTGGCGGTGTATCAAATCGACCAAATGTCGAATTGACCAATCGCTCAGCGCGAATAAAAACCGTTCTTGATGAAAACGGCATTTATGTTATAGCCGGGGGGCATTCCTTTCACGGCCAAAATATCGATGTCACAGCTTCTGCATTTGAGGGAACTGTGTCCGATGGTGATGTCGTTGCTTGGAACAACGGGAATTTGCGATATGAAAAAGTAATTGCTCCCAATCAGCCATCGGGGATTGCCGATGTTTCAAAGGGTCAAGTTGTTTCTGGTGGGATGATAATACTTTCAGGCCTTTCCGGTTCTGTCGCGGGAGACCCCATTTATTTATCGAGTTCTGTATCGGGTGGCCTCACACTGACACCATCGACTGTAGTTATTGGCAAAATGTTATGGAAAACGGCATCGTCAATTGGCGTCATTTCGCTGACTACCAGCACTGGCGGCGCAGCGCACTCAGCTCTATATGACGATGAAGCAAATAAGCATTTCACAGAAGCCTCTATTAAGCATTCGGCCATCAACAATGATGAGATGAGCATACATACTTCCTCTGACTTCACGATTGGACATATAATTCTTAATGTAGTCGGTAATGGACCGCCGCCGAATTATTTACATTGCAATGGTGCTTTGTTAAGCACGACCACCTATGCGGCTTTATATTCTGGTCACCCATTGTCAATAGGGACACGTTTCGGGGGTGGAGGCGGCACCTTTTATTTGCCAGATTTTAGAGGCCGAGTGCCTCGTGGATATGATCAAAGCTCTGGAAGAGATCCTGACCGGGCATCAAGATATACAGATAGAGCTGGCGGCATCACCGGGGATAATCCTGGATCAATGCAAGAAGATATGTTTGCCTCGCATTTGCATACTCCACAAGCGTCTTATCCAAATTTTTTCACGCTAACTGGTAATAATGTCGGAGAACACGGTAATGATTATGGCGCGTTCAATTATACGGGTTATTCAGGTGGTAGTGAAACCAGAATGAAGAATTTTAGTGTATTGTGGGCTATTAGATATCAATAGGAGATAAAATGAAACACGTTTATAATTATAGTAACGAGACTTTTGAATTGACCGGTGAGGAAATGGCAGATTTAGATCCGGAAGAATCTAAGATGAAAGGCAGAAATGTATTTCTGCTCCCGGCGAACGCGACCTTTGTTGAACCTCCGGTTGAAGTGGAAAATAAAATCCAGGTCTTTAATACAGGGAAACAGAAATGGTCACAGAGAAGTGATTTTCGTGGCTCTGTCCACTATTCTCCTACTGGAGAAATGACTGAGATTAAGGATATTGGTCGAAAAATTCCTAAAACTCATACGTTAAAAGCACCTCCCCAAGACAAATTCAAAGAGAATTTATGGGATGGCAAAAAATGGAAAGAGGGTGCGCTCATTTTTCGTGACAGAAAGGCAAACGATAAGAAAACGGTAAACAAGATCATCACAAAAGAAATCGCGGCCCTGGGCGAGGAAAAAATCAAGACACAATATTTAATTGCTTTAGGGAAAGGCGAGGAATGTCCCGAATGGGATGCTTTTCTCGAAGCAAGACAAGCTCTCCTTGATGAAGCCAATACTTTCATCAAGAAAAACGAATTAGGATAAATAAATTATGGCATGGGAATTTGCATCCTTTGCAGATATCGTCTCGGATATTTCATCCAATGGATCTCAAGAACGATATTTAGCATCGACTGCTGATATAGTCTCGGATATAAGCGATCCTGTATTTGGATTCTTTTGGAGATTTACGGTCCAGGCTGATATCGTCAGCGATATCTCATCGGATGCTAATGCAGAGCGCGAGATAGATTCCCAGGCTGATATCGTCAGTGATATAAGTGATCCTGTATTTAAATTCGGGCACTATTTTAAATCTCGGCCAGTTGTCGGATTTGATGCTGTATCGGAAATATTTGCCACAAAACTTTTCACATCCCAGGCCGACGTCGTCTTTGATATAAGTGACCCCGAAATTCATCACGGTGGTGTATTTTGGGTCACTGCCGGAATAGCATTAAATTTTCGCTCAATTGCGAAAATTACAAATGAGATTATTGTCCAGCCGACCATCACTTTCGATACAAATGCTCCAAAAATACAGCAAGAGAATTTATTTGCGGTCCAGGCCGACGTCGTCTTTGATACCGTTTCAAATAGTGGCGGCACACGGAAATTCACAGTCCAGCCAACATTTTCCTTGGATATCAGCTCTGGTGGGATAGAAAAATCTAATATTTTAGTCTCCACTGCCAATATTGTCACGAGCATTACTTCATCTGGTGCCAGTGAGATTATTTTTGCGGTCCAGGCCGGTATTGAATCATCGATTGCATCTGCCGGTGGAAAGGCCGAGCGCGAGCTGGCAGCAGCGGCAGAGCTGATATATTTTGACTTTCAGAGACCAAAATTATTTAAATTATGTCAGTTTGCATCAACTCCGAGTATTGGGTTTGATATTTCTACTCGAATGAGCGTGGAACGCAGTTTTGCGACCAGTCCGTTTGTGATGATATGGTCCTGGTCAGATGCCAGTCAGGAACAGAATTTTGCGACCAGTCCGTTTGTGATGATATGGTCCTGGTCAGATGGTAACGCTGAGCGCGTCCTGGCGGCACAGGCCGATATCGTCAGCAATATAACGGACCCAACATTCCAGAGGAAACGGGAATTTGCTGTAAGTATGGCCGTCGAGTTGTCGACGAATAGGCCCAGTCAGAGACGATACATTCATTTCCTTTGCCCCGCATCAATTGGCTTTGTGACGGCATCAGTAAATATGTTCAAGATAAGTTATTTCAGTAGTTTATCGGACATAACATTTGATATAATCGATCCAACTTTTTTTGCCGAGAGGCGATTTACGGCAGGTCCAGACATAAATTGGAATATATCTGAAATAACTTCAATTTATACAACCAGAAACTTCGCTTCAACGGTAAATATAATTATAAACGTCAAAAGCTTGAACATTTGGAATTTGAGTATTGATGACCTTTTTCCATGTACCATCCGGTCACTTACTCCGAAACGAACAGCAAATTTAATATAATTTTTTAAGGGAGAAAACACAATGGGAAGTATAACAGATTTATTAGAAGATGCATTATTGGATCACATCCTGGAAAACTCGGCATACACCCCGGCAGCGGCATTGTATATGTCACTGCATACGGGCAGTCCCACTGAAGAAGGTCTTGTGGCCCTTGAAGTCGGTGGTAATGGCTATGCCAGAACCGTCATCGCATTTGCGGCCGCAGGAACCAGACAGTGTATTCAGGATGGTCAGGTAACATTCCCGCAGGTCATCACCTCACCCTGGGGAACCGTGACGCATTTTGGTATTCATACTGCATCCTCGGGCAGCGGTAATATGATCGGATACGGAACCTTTGACAACTCGATCATCACCGAAGTCGGCAATGTTCCTTTCGTGCCGGATCTGGAAACGGTCATCAGCGTCAATACGGGCGGAGCGTCCGACTATCTGGCCAACATAATGCTGGATTTTGCCTTCAGAAATCAGGCTTTCATCCAGCCGGGGATTTACGTCGCACTTTGCGAAGCAACAATCACCGACTCCAGTACGGGAAGCTCCATTACCGAACCGGGCGGCAATTATGCTCGTGTCGATTTCCCGACATGGAATGCAGCCTCAGCGGGTCAGGCCGATAATGGCGCGGACATTTCGTTCCCGACACCTTCACAGGATTGGGCGACGATAACGTTCTCGGCATTGCTTGATGCAGTTGAATTTGGCAACTTGCTGATTTACGCTGCTGCCACACCGAATCAGGCACCGAAGAGTGGTGACCCGGTCAAGATACCGTCCGGCGATTACATCGTAACAATGGATTAATACCTAACTTTTAAGGAAGGTAAAATGTCCAGAGTCACCGAAGCAGTATATGTCGGTCGCGATAATATCAATACATTGGAATTTCGGGTTGATGGGGAGCTAATTCCTCTCAACCCGATTACCAAAATTGACTTAGTTATTCCTGCGTTGGGCATCACGATATCAGATGAAGCCCCGGCCGAATACCCACTTAAATGGATACACAATCCAGACAGGATTGGTATATTTGAATTCCGGATCGGCTACACTCTATCAAATCAACCTCATGGCGACAACCTCGTAAACGGAATCCACAAGGCGGCTTTATATATTTATAATTCATCTTCCGCAAACGGGCGGCATTGGATTACTCTAATGTTGAATATTGATGTCCTATGAAAACTTGGAAACAAATTTTAACAGAAAAAACAGTTAGAAAATTTGAATTATCTGTTAAAAATAAACCAAAAAATATCCTTGATAAATTAGCTTTAGAATTGGGACCGGGAAAATACCATTTTGAAGCTGATGGAGTCAAAACCAGTGAAGCTGATTTTACATTCAAGGCAACTTTTAAAGTCTTAGATGATAAAGGTGCATGGCTTTTAACTAAAGGCGCACGGAAATTTTTTCGAGTGGATGCATTTACAATATCTCCAACTGGAAGTGGTCGACCAAATACACGTTCAGTCAAGGATATGGATGAAATAAGAGTTACATTATAAAAGGGATCAAATGAAAACTTTTTATAAAATATTAGAAAAAGAAATCAGCACTAAAAACGGACAAAAGTTAAACGATCTGGAAAAGGATGCGTTAGCAGAATTTCTTGTATATCTGTCTACTTAAGGAGCAAAAATGTCTTATTTAAAAGGCTTTTTCGTTAAATGTTTGGAAAATATGGCATCTGCTAAAATGTGGATGTTCTTACTTCCATTTTGCGTGTCCAGCATTTTTATGGGCGTCTTCATGTTTAGCATGGAATCCATGAGGTCTGCCGGGATTAACCCTGCGGATATGACGGCCCAATTGGGAATTGTTGGAGACGTATTTATTGCTTGGTGCACATTTAACGTGTCCCTGGCATCCGTAATCATCGCAGTGCGGGAGATATTTAAAGTCAAAAAGCTCCAGGCGCTGTCTGTGGATGATGTAAAGAAAATCAGCCTGTAAGGAGCGTGAGATGGAATTATCAGCGGCGACAATTTTAATAGGTCTGGTCCCGGTATTGGGTATCGGTGCCGGATATCTTTTCCTTGGCCCACTCAAAAATATGTTCAAAGGTTTTGGTAAGGTCAAAAAGCACAATAAGGCGCTGGCCGAGG